CTTTACTGATGGGTTTTGCGACATCATTATTTCTTTGTTCTTGCAGTTTTTCCACGCTAATTTCTCCTACCTTATCTGGCTCATATGTATCGGGTGGCGTTGATATTGACGTGTTTTCGTCTATTTTGACATAATTATGCATTTGACGTAATCCTCCGCCACCTTTTGCTGAAAGTTCGTCAGATGATTGGTCCCAATAACTATACCCATCTGACATACAACTCATTTGATTCAACCCGTATGCCATAGGTTCTTCATTTCCAAATGTAGCGGCTGTGGTTTCTTGGGCTTGTACCGGCTGTAAATGATTATATATTTGCTCTCCAAATAAAACATGATGACTATGATTCAGTAATAATAATGCAGGAACTTTTGTTATGGTAGGAGGTAATATTACTTTTTGATTGTTTTCTAAAACTATATATGTTGCCCCAGTTGTATCTTTAACTCTATTATCTACACAAATAAAATGTATCTCTTCTTTTATTTTCTTTATTCCCGAAATCGTCTTTATTAATTTCTGTGAAGGTTCGCAATGATTGCTATAGTATAATATACAACTCATTATATTATAATCAATAATTAATATATATATTTAACTTAAAATTGAATAAATAAATATTCGTAATATTTATATAAAGATGTCTAATTCTATATCCGAAATTTCAGAAACTAACAATGATATGTCATTTGTTATTAATGGTACTGATTCCAGTATAGTTAATGCTATAAGGAGAACCATACTTTCAGAAATTCCCATTCTTGGATTTAAAACTACTCCACATGAAGAAAATAAATGTGAAATAACCACTAATACAAGTCGTTTCAATAATGAAATCATTAAACAACGATTAAGTTGTATTCCAGTCCATATTAGCGATTTATCAATTCCTTACGAAAATCTTGAAGTTTCATTGAATGTTAAAAATAATACATCTAATCTACTAATGCTAACTACTGAAGATTTTAAAATTATGGATACCACAAACGATATGTATGTTTCGTCACAGGAAGTAAAACAAATATTCCCACCAAACAAAATTACTAAAGATTATATATTGTTCTTGAGGTTGAGACCAAAACTTAGTGAAACTCTTAAGGAAGAAGAAATTAACTTAACTGCCAAATTATCTTTGGTCACCGCAAAAGAAAATGGTTGTTATAATGCTGTATCTATATGCACGTTTAATAATCTACCTAACAATGTTAAGATACAGGAAGCATGGACCGCAAAATCGGCACAACTGGCATCAACCGGTATGAATGAGACTGAAATTTCTGTATATAAACAAAATTGGCTCCTTCTTGATGCAAAACGAATTTATCTAGAGGATGCATTTAAATTTAAGATAAAAAGTATTGGTATTTATAAGTGTACTGATATTGTTAAGATGGCATGCGATATTCTAGTGAAACAACTAGAAACCATTTCCGCAGGGAAAGGTTTTGCAGTAAAAGACAACGAGACAACCATGGAAAATAGCATCGATGTATTATTTGAAAATGAAGATTATGCAATAGGAAAAATGCTTGAATATATGTTTTATACAAATTATTATATGAATACCGAAACCATAACATATGTATCGTTTTATAAAAGTCACCCTCATAATACTGAAAGTATTTTAAGGTTGTCGTTCAAAAATAAAACTGAAAAAACCGCCATCTCTTACCTATTATCAAATGTTTGCAACGAGTGCATTGACGTATTTAAGAATATTAGATTACAATTTTAATGCATGATGACCTGCTTTAATGCATGCATTTAATGCATGCATTTAATGCATGCATCTAATACAATGCAAAGTATTGCTACATACTATATTTTTTAAATCTTTTGAAATATTGTGGTCGTTCGGATCACATACATAACAATAATGATGTAACCATGAGAAGAAGCCATACAAAGTAGTTTGTTTTCTTTTACACGAAAAACATTTGGCATTTATTCTAAAATATTTTTTTATTTCTATTGATGGAATAAAAAGATAACCTATAATTTTTCTGTATATTTAATCTGGAAGTGTATTCATAACTTTACTTATTAAATTATTATTTAGGAAGGAATTCAATTTAAACTTATTTAATGAAATAATATCTACTTTAAATATAGAAATGACTGAATCTGAAACTATGAATCTTGAATTAGGAGATATTATTAAAATTGTATCACCTCTCAATGAACCTACCGATAATAAAACATACATAATTAACTACATAGATGGAAATGCTATAAAACTAATTGATGTCGATACAACAGAAGACCTCATATTAAATATAAATGATGATGGCAATCTTAATGAAGAATATGTTGATGAAATTATTCTGTTGGATAGAAGCGAATCGAAAGGCTACGTTAAACAAAATAATCTTGAAATTAATAATTGGATTGACATATATTTCACAGGTGATATACCTTTTATCATAACTGGTATGATATCAAATATAGAAGAAGATATGATCGAAATAACAACCTTTGAAAACAACGAAACGATTTATATTGATTTTGCATATCAAGGTATACCAACCGATCTTAATATCAAAGAAATCGCCAAAAGAGATAAACCTGTTACGAAGAAAGAAGAAGAAGAAATGAATGCGATTGATGACATTGAAACCGAGTATTATGAGTTAGATACATATATAATACCTGATACTATAGAGATAACTAAATTGCAAGAAACCTTATTGGATGCCGACTCGATAATTATTGGCGAAGAAATAGGTGAAGTAACCGAATTTATTACGGTTGATGACAAATTTAAACGTTATGGTATTGATACACAAACCAATGATTTATTAGATGAATTGCTATCTACTATTCCAACAAGTGAAAGAACTACAAAACGATTAAATACGTTACATCTCTTAATTGAACGATACAAACAATTACGAAATGAATATTCAGTATTTGATGAAAATAATAATGCTAATAAGGCAAACCCAAAAGGTTCCAATTATAAACCATTTGTAAATGGTTTAACTACGCTAGGTAAAATATACCATTGGATATTACCAGTTGTTACGCTTCAGAAGAAAGTATATTTGGAAGAAATTGAACAAGACATTGATGACTATGTTTATATTGCCAATAATTCTCTTGTCTACGAATTTAATCAACAAAAACAATTGTTAGAAAACTACATGTCAAATAGCATATCCATAGACGGCAATAAACACGCATATTTGTATAATCAACTTGATAAATTAAATACACCATATATTAATACTAATATTGAACTTGATGATGTTATTTCTTTAAAACCCACAACAGATGTCTTTACTGTTATAAATAATTACGATGAATTTTATACTGATGTCGTATCAGATGACTTGATTAAAAAAAGTCAATACGTTTTCCACAAATTCTTAGAAAAAGAACCTGTTTTATTAAAAGGGTTTATTACATTGCCAGAACAATTAATTCGTTATTCTAATGTTGATACGCCTACATCAAATATTATGATTAAATCGCATTTAAATTTAATGTCAATTCACTATTGGAAATTATTCAATAAAAAGACAATGATTAATAATGAATACCCGGCACTCTCCAACTTCTTTGAAGACATTAGATATTATGATTTTAAAGATTTTAAAGAATCGTTCTTAGAAAACAAAGATAAACCACTCTCTACTATCACAGATAAGGTTACTGGGGTTGATATGTCGAAAACTTTTTTCGAACTTACCAAACCTGAACAGTATACCCTTTTTGTAGATAGTTTAATACCAAAAACTAAAACATTATTCAACAAAATAAAAAGATATATAAATAAACCTATAAATTTTGTAAATGTTATTGAATATCTTGAACCATTCCATATCTATAAAAACGATATCTCATTCAAGCAATTCCAAAATATTATGTTTTTTATAAAAGAAAATTTGATTGAATATAAGAAAAAACTACAAGAACAAAAAATGGTCTTCTCTGAATTAAAAAAAAATAAAGACATTAACATACCTAATATACTAAGAATATTTAATGAAACTGAAAAAGAAAACCTAAGTAGTTATACTATAAATAACAGTAATAAACTGTCTTCTTCCGAAATAATTACCAAATTATTGACAAGAGATGATGGAAAACTTTTCGCAAGTATGATCTCGTTGTCAAATCTTCAACTAATTGGTATGGAAAACTTTAATGATATTATAAGTGATCAAATTAATCAATTTAATATTGAGACCAATTGTTCAAACCATAAACTATCTAAAAAATACATTAATGAATCTCAATTACTTAATGACAACGATAAAGTAATTTATTATGATAAGGAATTTGACTTAACTGATTATAAATTTATTAAAGATAATTACCAAAAAGAAAGAGATACATTATCTACAGAGGAATTTTTACCATTTCTATCAAAAAAGTTACAGGAAAAGAAGAATCTATCACCAGAAGATTCAGTTAGAGAAGCCTACGCGATGATTGAACTTAAAAGGCCTGTTTCTGAAAACATTTATGCAACTTTGGTAAACGAAGACGGAAATAAAGAGTATTTTATAAGAAAAAATAATAAATGGATTAAAGATGAAGATATTCAATATAATTTAACAATTAAAGATAAATGGGACTCATTGTGTGATGCCAAACAAGAATGTTTGGTGGCTGACGATAAATGTGTTGACGGAGAACTTTTAATTAAAGAATCTATTCTTAAAACCGTACTTAGCGAATATGATACACAAAACGCTGTTAATCAGTTTGAAATGACTGAAAGTATTAATTCAAAAATATTGTATAATAAAAATGTTCTGCAAAAACTAAATACTATAAATGCTAACCGGTCTTTTAAATTTAATGATATACAACTTAATATAGGTTCGTATGCCTCCACATTCGACGCAATAATGTCGCCGCATTATGAATTAATGGATAGAATATTAGGTACATTAGATTTTGTTAAAAAACAAAATTACATACAACAATTCGCAGAAAAATATACACGTTTGCCGTTTGACGACGAATCAGAACACTGGCTTTATTGCAATGAAACATCTACTAAATTATTGCCTAAGTTTCTATTAACACTCGCAAATGCATACATTCAAAATACCGATTATAATAGTGCCCTTCAACAAATATGTAGGGATATTGGTGTCTTATCTGATGACGGCAATTCAATTGTAGACAAACATAGTGGTCATGTGATAAAATTAATTGAGTTTGATACAGACGAAGGATACGACGGAAGCGGATTTAAAATAAAAAGTCGCTCAGAATTGGTAGAAGATTTAAGTTCTAAGTTATCTTTCTCATCTGAAGAAAAATCTATCAAAATGTCCCCCGACACACATGTGTGTTTAAATGTTATTTCTGCATTTGAGAATTTTATGGGTATATCCCTGGAATCATCTTACGAATTTATAACAAGTAATGTTTTTATTTTAATAGATAACGATATCGGTGATGAAGAAACATACAATAAGAT